AGATCCTATCCATACCAAGAACCACAAAATAAATGGTCTTTTTTAAAACCACAATGGAGATTTTTGGATTTAGATGGAAATCAAATATGGAATATTAAAACTACCGATTCACCACTGAAAATAACAGCAGATGGTGTAGTAGATCAAATAAACGGAACTACGGTTGGTGTTTCTGGTTTTGCAGAATTTTATTTTGTTGATGACATATATAACAATGATCTAGCTTTTAATGGAGATAACTATACAACATTGTGGGCAACTCTTCAAACTAGTGGAAGAAGAGTAGTGAGCGATAGTTTTAATGCCGATCTGACACTACCAGGCTTTGCTAATAGCACGGCTAGGGCATTTGCCCCTTACATTGTGTTAAAAAGATTTCCAGAAAAATTATTAATAACCGAAAATGGTTTGCGTCCACATTCAAATCCAAGATGGACAGGTTCGGTTCAACCAGTTATAATAGAAGCAGGATTCAATGATAGTTTTCCCGACGATTGGGTTGATGGAAATGGTATAATGTTATACACTCCATTTTCAAAATATATACCATTAGAGCAACCCGACATTTATTTTAGTGCGGGTGTACTAAATCTAAGCACAAACTTTACACCAACTCCTCGTTTTCAATGGATAGATGATACAACATATAAGGTTGGGGGTTATTATAAGGGATCATTTTATGTTGATCCTTCTACTCCCTATGCTTTTAGTACAAACATAACAGCAGCTGCAAATATTAATACCGGATCTACATTAGCATCTTATTTTAATCCACATATTTGGTTACCAAATCCTAATGCGGGAACCGTATCAGTAGCTCAATATTACAAAAACAATAATTCAGATTTTGAACAAATTGATACTTTAAATTTACAAAATGCACAGGTTAAAACTTTTGAAATGCCAGTAATAGATACGGTTGATTTTGAAACTGATTCAATGGCATTAACCGGATTTAATGGTATATATTCGGTAGCATCTTTACCTGCACCAAACTATCATGCATGGTTGTGTGACTCGGAAATGAGTATGTTGTATAGGGTATCAACAATGGGTCAAATATTATGCTCTGTTGATTTAAACCAAGTGGTAAAAACAAAAAAATTAGGATATTCTATTCCCAATGTATTAAGTCCTTCTCATATAAGTTTAGATGGCGAAAGAAATATATGGGTTTCTTTACACGATACATTATCGGTTTTGAAATTTAATCCAATTGGCGATTTTTTATTTGCTACAACTCCAATAAAAATAAAAGAAAGTTTACCAACTGGTGTATATGATTGGTTTATACAAAATTCTTATTATCCAACTACTACTGATGATTATGATCAAAGATTAATAGAACCTACTGGAATAGAAACAGACAAAGATAATAATTTATGGGTTTCCTATTCAAATTATTTAAGTGGATTTGTAACAAAAATAGATAAAAATGGAAATTTACTTTTAACAATAAGTTCTCCGGTTTGTTCATGTCCACAAGAAGTAATATCTGATAATGAAGGAAATGTTTGGATATGTAACAATGGAAACATTTGGGGTTCTTTTGGGTCTATTCAAAAGAGAACATCCACTGGCACATTATTAAGTACCTTTAAGGGCATAAGAAGTCCTAATTATTTAACCTTGGATATGGACCAAAATCTATGGTTCTCTTATGGATATAATAAAATAGGATATATTAATAATATCAGCGGAACAACATTAACATACACAATATCTGGAACTACTCTATGTTTAGCAGATAACATATATGCAGATTATCCAAAATCTAATATAGCATTTTCAAATAAATATCCTAGTAAAACTCCATGGTTTAATGAAAATGAAAATGTTGATGAAACTGCAATAGAAGGTATTGCATGTGATATGAGAAATTATCTATATGTTATAAATTCAATAGAAAACATGGTATATGTTTTTGATACAGTTCAAAAGAAAACAATAGATAATTTTTATATATCACCGCAAGGGTTTTTATTTTATCCAGAAGATCAAGAAAAACCAACTAAAATGGAATATTACGAGTGGAGTAAATCATTACAAGCCACTGGTGATTGGACAGGTTCCCGTTGGGTTAATAAATATGGAGAAAATTATTTGCCATATTTTACCACTACTAGTAAATCATTTTATATAACCGGAATATCTGATAAACTAAATTTTTATGACCGATCTGTTTATACAGCATTTAAAATAAATGAAGATTTTAATTTGGCAGAAAATATGAAGCAATTTGCGCATATTCCTGCATTGCAAAAAAGTGAATTTTTCTTTGATCAATTTTTAGGTAATATTTTTGGTAAAGAACCATTTTACCAAGATGATTTGGCGGTAGTGGCATATGAAAAAATAGCAAATTTTGTTTCTAATAGTTCTGATCCAGAAACATGCGAAATACCACAATTGTATAATCTAGCACAAATGATAAATTCTGAATCAGAAGATTTGCAATTAAATTATCCACCAACTATAAAAAGAATAATGGGATTTGCGAGTATAAATCTCTCAAAATTAATAGGAACAGAATGTAATTGTGGTGTTTCTTTTGAAAGACACAATGATTGTGCTAAAGTGGAAGTATGTCCATATTGCAAAAAAGAAAAAAAGAACAATCGTGGAAATTTAATAAATACCACAACATATACAGTAACGGCAGGAACACCTTTAGTTCTTAAAACAAAATCTATAAATGATTATAGACTAATACCAACAGGAATAGTTAATGATACTACAAAATATACGGTAAATATTTTAGCAACTTCCATAGGGTTGGGACAAGATTGGACACAATATTATGAATTTTATGAATACGTACCATATTGGAACGGGGGAATAATAGAAAATTTAATAGATTGGAATAGCGATCAAACTACTATTAGTAGAAACCTATCAACAAATGACGACTGGTATAAAGATGAGGGTTTGTTGGATATATTTTTCAATTATGAGTTATATAAAGGGTTAGGATTATTAGATGATTGATAAAATGAGTTTTTAATCTAAATATTATTTAGAATAATGGCCGATACAGCATTTACAATAACAAAAATAGGAAATTTTCCAAAGGAAAGTTACGATTTTGCTCCAATAACAAGCGTAATACCAGCAGCTTTACCGAAATTGCCGTGTGATTTTTTATGCTTTTATTCCAGACAACCTTTGCTATGGTTATATAAATTAGAAGGCACTTCTTACGTAACAGCTACTAACGCAACATTAAATAGAAGCGAATGGACAATAGATTATCAAACTAATGGTAAACTTACATTCAATGCATTAGAAGCTAGAAAATCTATAGATTTTGGTTATATTGTAAACTTTTTTAAAGTAGGAGTCGAGGAAAGTGGGGATTTTACAAATTACGGATACTTATTTTATCCGGAACAATTAGTATTAACTCCAGTATCGGTATCTAAAATTAATAATAATTCATATAGTATAACATTAAAAGCTGGTATATTACAAAGAAATTCTATATTTTTTAAAGATGATACACCAGAAAGACGCGATGGATGTCCTTTATTACATGATAACTATATAAAATCAGACAATAAAACAATAATTGATTATCCAACAGATATTAACAATTCTTGTAGTTTTTTATATAGTATATCAGCAACAAAATCGGTGGTAGGAAAAAGTATAATAAATTATACAACAGTAAATCAACCAAGTAATTTTTTTACAGTATTAGAGAATAATACATATTTTAAAAGAATAAGAAAGGATAGAACGTTTTTTGAATTTGGAGTAAATTACATAGACCTACAAGCACGTACGGATGTAAAATCTTTATCTTTCACGAATTATCATCCGGATGATTTTAGATGTAATCCATCTCTATCTATACCTATAAATTTTATTAACGAAACTGCTAATGATCAAACTTTTCTTTTTATTCAAAGTGCCGTAAATGTAAATTTACTATTACAAAGTACTCAAAATTGTGTACTTAGCTCAAATTTAAATTTAAATTCTACTTTATTAAGTTATAACTGTAAACAAAAATCCGGTAGAAATATAATAACCGGAAATTATGATACGAGTTTTAAAGTTTCTTATATTGTTGATTCGGCAAACATGATAAATGGAGATGAACGAGTACAGGATACCGTTACATCGTTCAGAATAAATGGAACAGATATACCATTAGTTTCGGCTATACCATCAACAAAATCTGGACATAATACAGTAACATATATAACAAAATATCCTCCGCATTATTATTCGTATGAAATATCATTAATCTCTCCACCGGAGATAACAACACCAATAGATGAATATTGCTCATCGTTTACATTAACATCGGTTGCATATAGAGAACTTATGCATTCCGATATGGTTTCAACTAGTTCGGTTTTAATATCATCTTATTTAAGAGATGAATTTGGTAAAGTTGATTTAGATTTAGAAACATACGGTATTTTTGATCAAATAATGTATAAACCAGATTTTTTATTTGATACATCATTATTGGATGAAATTCAAGTGAAAGTTGGAACAAACACAAATAGAGTATCATATGATTTAAAAAATCCTACATGGTTAAATGCAAGTTCTAATACAGTATTAGAAGTAAGTTATCCCGACAGTAGAGAAGGTTATACAAATTTATCTATAAGACCAATTTTAAATAATATTTATAGTGGAATTAATGCTGCACCAAGGGTATCAATAATACCAATTAAAGGATTATATAAAAGTCAAAAATATAATTTAGAAATTAAAACTATAAAAGAAGGTAATGATTATATAGATTTGAGTATTGAAAATTTAAACAATTCAACAACATTTCCTTTTATTGATTTAATTAATTCTAATATACAATGGAGGTTGAATCTTCCAATTAACCCAACGGTAAAAATAACTTCTTTACAAAAACAAAATAACACATACATACCGACTAACAATTTTATACAACCCAATACAAAAATACCATATAACAGTAATAGTTGGGCGGTTAGATTATCTGGTTATGGTCCAAATACAACAACAATAACTCTTTCTTCCGAAAAATATGATAGTATAGTTTCTATTTCAACAGATAACACTTATTTTGATTTTTATAATGATAAAAAATTATTAGTAACACCGACCGTAAATTTAAATAATGAAAATGAAATAAGAACAATAACATTGAGTGCATATGTACCATTTAAAGATAGACTATACAATATACCATCAAACAATGTTATCTATTGGACATGGAAATATAATAATGTATACAATGAAACTACACCAATAACAGCAAAATATGTAAAATCTACAGGATATTATTCTGCATTTAATAATGAACTGGCAAATAATGTCGATACTTTACAATTTTTTATAAAACCAAGTAAAACAGATAAAAAATTCGTTTCTAATAATATGGAAATAAATGTGTTTACTTCTGATACATTAGAACAATACAAAGGTACTTATATTTTAAATTTAAATAGTTTTCCAAGTGACAATATTTTTAATGCTGATTTTTATATAACATATCAATCTCCTAATAATAATGTTAAATTATTAGAAACAAGAAATGGTGGATATGTATTAACCAGAAGGAATGATACAAATGCAAAATATACATTAACAGTTGAACCTGATATTATTTCAACTTTAACAAATACTCCAACATTAACTTGGACTATAACTAATGCTTCTGGAACAGTAACAACAGGAACAGGTAATACAATTGATCTCAATGCCACTGGTAGTTGGAGATATTATGTAAATTTAAAAATATCAGGTGCAACTGTTGCGGGATGGAATACTACACATACGGTCGAACAAAACGCAACAATTTATAGTTTAGATAGTAGTGTTTTTGATAAACAATTAAAATTTATTTCATATCCACAATATGCATGGAAAAATAGTGATCAAGTATCGATATTAACACCTTCTAATTATAATACAATAGCTGCTGGAACTACTGCATACGAATATAAAAAATCTAATACAGAAGTATTTTATGTTTCAGCAAATGGAAATTTTGATAGATATGTTTATCAACAAGGATCAAGTAGAGATACATTACTAGATACAACAAATGATGGTGTTAATACATTAACATTAAAATATACTGATGAATTTTTATCTTCGGTTGGAACTAAATTATATCTATCGGCATTTAATGAATATTTTCCATCAAATACCCCACTATATTATAAATCATTAGAAGGGGGTTCATTAGTTACAAGAAGTTATAATATAGTAGCAGAATCAATACCATATAATGCTAGTACACCGAGTAATTTACTATTTTTCCAGAATCCAAAATTGATGGACTATAATGGAATAACTAATACTTTTAGTGCTACCGTGACATCTTTTGATTTAGATGTTAATAGAAGTATAATAGTAAGACAAAAGTTCAATACAAATCCTTTAAATACTCCAGCAAAAATACAATCTGAACAATCTACTATTACATATATATTGTCCGCACCGAAATGGATAGCAAAGAAAGAAATTCCAGCTGTTGATGGTACATATACGGTGTTTACCATAAGACCCGGTGATGATTTGTCACCACTTAGAGTCAAAAATACAACACTTAATACTCTATATTTAAATGCGAGTTCAAATTTAAATATAAAAATACCAGAATCTACGTTTACTACAGTAGGATTGTCTAATGGTGGAGATTTTTGGAATACTAAAAACATAACAATACCACAAAGAGCAAATTGGCAAACTCTACAGGCATATACTACATCAACACAACCGGAAATATTTTTAAATACTGCTTATACTTTATCTGGAAATCAAGTATTTGTAGAATTTAATACACCGGAATATACAAAAAATCCAATCATAAAATATGCTGTAAATTTTGGAGAAGGAAATATACAAGAAAAAAATAAAAACGAAACTTTTTATAATACATATAAAACATTAGGAACTTTTTATATAACATATAGTGCGATATATTCGGACAATTCTAAAAAAGTATTCACAGAAAAAACACCATTTGTTGTCAAAAAAAATTGGGATGAATATAACAAAGAAAGTATAAGAATTATAAGTGAGGCAAATTTAGAATTGCCATATAGTTTAAATGATATTTCCATACAACCAAATGAATTTGGTGATGCGGATATATTCAATACATGTTTAACCAGAATTGATGAAAATTTAAATTATTTAAAAAACAATATTCAAACAATTAATAGTAATGCTCCGTCATATTACTATGGATGGATGGGTTCAAATCAAGATAATAGATCGGATGGTATAAGATGGTATACCCCAAGCTATGGTTCTGAGTTTTATGAGACTCCTAATTATGCAATATCAGAGGGAACATCATATTTCACAGACATAAAAGATATACATATAGGAAAATACATATACGTGTTAGATGATAAAAGATTCAGACTTTTTGAAAAAGATAAAAATTGTAAAGAAATAAAATTTTTAAAAGCATCTGATATGGATGATTTGTTTTTTAATCCACAATCAATAACCGTAAACGAAGATGAAACATCCATATATGTGGCAGATTCAATTAGGCATAAAATATACAGATTTGATTTTGATTTTAGTGATTTACAAAATCCTTTATTTGGATTGGTTTTAACTGTTGGAACCTTGGGTGGACTAAATGATAATAGCAGGTTCGATTTCCCATCTGAAATATTCCTATGGAATGATAATGTATTTGTTTTAGATTATAACAACAATTGCATAAAACAATATAGTGGATCTTTATCTTGGATACATACATACTATGATGATGTTTTAAAAAATGATCAAATATTGAATTTTACAGTCCATGAAAGTGGATTAATATATGCAGTAACTAAAAATTTAAAAGTTCATATATTCGATGAGTTAGCAAAATCCGTATATTCCACATTTGATGTTGCTCAGATCGGAGAATCTGAAATAGTTAAAATGGAATTTGATGAAAATGGAGAATTTTTATACATAACAACTACCGGAAATGTTTTTAAATACTCTTCTGTTGGTGAATTTTTAACAACATTTAATTTACCAAATATAAATGGATTGAAATTTACATCGTGTAAACATTCTTCAAATAGAGAATTGTATGTCTCGACCAACAAATCAATTTTAAAATTCCAAGACTTTGTTGACTTGTTTAAAATAGGAGATGGATTAGATTCTAAATACTGGTCTTTGGATCAAATATTATTAAAGAAAGAAGAATTTGCAACAGATATAAACTATAATTTGGCATTAAATAGAACCGCTCAAAATTTAAAAACATTTAGAAATTCATTAAATGGAAAATTTGTTTTAGTATCAGAACAAACAGCCAGAGGATCAGCAACATATTTTTCATTAATACCAATACTAAAAGAAGATAATGTTAAATTTGGTTCAGATGTAGAAAATGAAAAATTAAAAATTGGAGTAAATGAATTTTATATTCCCGATGTAGTCAATAGAGAATTGAAAAAATTACACGATTCTCAAATAAGTTTGAGGGAAAATTTGGACGTTTCATTTTCTGATAGTTCATCATCAAATTTAGACGGAGAAAAATCAAAATGTGGAGGAGATTTCTGTTGGTCTTGGAAAGCAATGTCGTGTTATGACTTGTCTCTACCGTTAATAAGACTTTGTAACATAAATCCGATAACATATGCAGAATTAATGAACACGTTTCCTGTTAATTATGCACCGACAAAACTTTGGAAAGATGCAACATCAAATTGTTGTAATGAATATACATCACCATTAACATAAGTATTTAAAAATATGAGCAATAGATTTCACTCGAAATATCACAGAAAAAACCATCACACATACGGAAATCCTACCAATCCGGATGCTTCACATGATCCGATAGCAAGTCCAGATCAACCGTTTCTTGGAGATTTTTCATTACAAGGCGCATTGTGCGCAGTAGCACCAGCAAGTGCATATGCGGGATATTTTTATTCATCAAAAACAGGTATTCGTACTATTGGTGGAGAAATTGGTTTAGCTGCATTTAGTTTTAATACTCCTCTTTCTACTGCATTTGGTAAAAACATAATGCACGGTACAGTTGGTATAAATACAAATTCTATAACCCCTACTTATGTTTTGGATGTATTGGGAAATACAAATTTGAATGGAAATTTAAATGTTACGGGTGATGTGGAAATAGACGGTGGAGATTTAACAGCTTCTACATCGACTTTTTATCTTTTAAACACATCACCAACCACAACTATTCATTTCGGTGGAAATGCTACAAATATAGAAATTGGTAGTACTGCTGACACTAGCACTGTTAATATAAATGGAACAGAAGAAAGCACTTCTTGTACAACTGGCGCATTGGTAGTTGATGGTGGTGTTGGTATTGCAAAAAATCTTAATATTTGTGGGCGATTAGATTTAAACAATGACACAGAAAGCACATCTTGTACAACAGGTGCATTGGTAGTTGATGGTGGTGTTGGTATTGCAAAAAATTTAAATGTATGTGGCAGTGTAACAATCGCAAAAGATTTAACTGTATTGGGAGCATATACATATTTGGATACCAAAGTACAAGTTACATCCGCAATGACAATTGAAAATACCGGAACTGGTCCTGCATTAAAAGTTACTCAATCCGGATCAGAACCAATTGCTCATTTTATAGATGCAAATGGTGACGATATAGTTTTTAATGATAATGGTTTTGTTGGAATAGGAACAATGTCACCATCTCAAAAATTACATGTTACTGATGGAACGACTACTGGAGATGTTAGAATAGCTCTTGGCACAGGAGTAAATGCTTTAGAATTTATTAGAAATGGAGCAGCTGATAATTGGATTAGATCATTTGGTGGTTCATTTATAATAGATCAACAAAATTGTAATCCAATAATTTTTAGAACTAATGCAACAGAAAAGATGCGTATATTGTGTGATGGAAAGGTTGGAATTGGGGAAACATCACCAGAAGGATTATTACACGTAAAAAATGGTTCAGCGGGTACGGTAACAGCACAGGCTAATAGTGTTGGAGTATTTGAAAATAATGCTAATTGTTATATATCATTATTATCCCCAAATTCAAATTATGCTGGTGTTGTAATGGGAGGACCAACAAATCCTTATGGTTCTTATTTAAGTTGGAATCATGATAATTTAGATTTAAAACTGGCAACAAATCATGCTAATGCGGATATACAATTTTTAGTATCAACAGAACAAGAGGCGATGCGAATAGCTCCTTCTGGAAATGTTGGTATTGGAATTACTACACCATCCGAAAAATTAACAGTAAATGGAAGAGTTTCGGCTACTGGATTTAGATCAAATCAAGGTTCACCATCTAATGTTGATTCATCAACCAATGGTTATGCTTTTGGATCTGATGGTGATACTGGTTTATTTAGTCCAATAGGAACTGGTGGAGCAGGAAATGGTATAGTATCACTATTCGCAAACAATGTTGAAAAATTAAGAGCGGATGCTAACGCCGTTACAGTATTTGGTACATTGTCTACAACAGGTTCTTTTGTAGTTAACGGAACAATAAAAAATGATCCAAATGCACCTATAACAAAAACAGCAACTTATCAGATAACACAAGATGATCACGATAAAACAATTTTGGCAGATCATGCAACAACTACTATAAATATCCAATTACCAACTGGTCTAAAAGCAGGAACACAAGTTTCGGTAATAAGAGTAGGTGCTGCCACTGTACAATTTGCAGCAGCAGGTTCCCCCCTTCCTACTATATTATCAACACCAAATAACGATTTTAAAAAATTAGCATTTACAAATTCAGCGGCAAGTGCATATTGGACTGGTACATCTTGGTATCTTGTAGGAGATTTATTATCATAATGATATGGCATCTCTTGGACTAGGATATTATAGTAGTTGGTATAATGTTGTTTTAAATCTAACTACTCAAGCCAATGTCAATCTATATAATTTTATAACATCTAATAGTGGATGGAACAATACTAGTAAAAAATTAAGAGCATTTATAACTATACCAGCGGGATATACTGTTTATTCAACGAATCCATTGATACCCGCATTAAGTGTTCCCGCATCTTTTCGTTCTTATGACGAAATTTATTTGATAAATAATGGAATAATAGCAGGAGCGGGTGGAGCAAAGGGAACAGGTGGAGAAGGAGATCAAACACCCACCGAAGGAGAAGATGGTATAAACGGAGGAACTGGTTTATATACTAGAAACAGAGTGATATTAACAAATAATGGATACATATATGGTGGCGGTGGTGGCGGTGGTGGCGGTGGTGGCGGAATAGAAACATATACAGTCGGATCAAGTGTAGTTTGTCAATGTTGTGATGCAAGCAATTGTGATGACTGTCCGGTTAATTTATGTGGAACTCAATGGTTCAACACCAGAGGTTTTCATTGTTATTATTCTAGTAATAGTTGCACAGGATTTTGTAATCCACCTTGCTGTGATCCACCCACAACAGGATTGAATGGGGTATATGTTCAATGTAAAACCAAAACATGGATAAATAACAAAGGTGGAGATGGGGGAGATGGTCAAGGTTATGGTCAATCTAATGGAATCGGGGCTAACGGAATAGGTGGCGGGGGAAAGGGAGGAAATGGGGGAACATGGGGTCAAGCTGGTCAGGCTGGAACTAATGGTAATGCTAAAAATGCTGGTATAGCAGGAACAGGGGGATGTTGGGTTAATGGATCGGAATATTTAACAATAAAATCATTAAATATTGAATTGGGTGGTGCTTGTACTTCGTCCAATCAAGTTGTGCAAATACCGAAACCGAAACCTCCGGTTCTTGTACCGACATACAATTTAACTAGAAGTGTATCAAATGTAGATGAAGGTTCTACTGTTACATTCACATTAAATACAACGAATGTAGCAAATGGTACATTAATACCATATTCAATTTCTGGTGTAACATCTCAAGATATAAATGGTGCTAATTCACTTGGTAATTTTACTATAAATAATAATACGGCATCATTAATATTAAATATAGCAACTGATACTTTAGTCGAAGATACTGAGACATTAGTATTAACTACTGTAGAGAATCTTTCTGCTAGTGTAGTTATAAATGATATTGTTAATATTACAATTTCATCCGATACCAATAACTATAACAGTGTAAACACATTTTTAACCTCCAATGGTTGGAAAGGAGTTAAAAAGGTGAATTTAATAATAACAGTTAATTCCGGTGTAACTGTTGGTTCTACATCAGAATCAAATCCTGCTTTAACAATACCTGCATTGCCAACAGGAAGTAAAGTAACACTAATAAATTACGGAAATATATATGGTGCGGGTGGATCGGGTGGAAGTGGTACAACAGGTAATGGCGCAAATGGTTCAGATGGTGGAACTGCTATATCATCAGGAACACCCATAACATTAAATAACTATGGAAACATAAAAGGCGGTGGAGGTGGAGGTGGCGGTGGCGGTGGATATAGCACTAAAAGTACTTCTTGTAGCTGGGGTGGATGTTATGGTGTGGGCTTAGATTCTTGCGATAAAGACAAATGCAACAGCGCACCTGACTGTTGGGCAGGTTGGTCCACTGGAGGATCCTGTCAAACAGGGACGTGTACTGCCGGTACAGGAGCCAACAATTATTGCCGAAGAGGGGAACACGATGGTAAGCAATGCTGGAGTGATCGGAGATGTACTTGGCATTATCAACAAACTTGCAACTGTACCATTACAGGAGATGATTACAACGGTGGAAATGGTGGAAGAGGACAAGGTTCTGGTAACCTTTCTGGTTCTGGAACTACTGGTGGAAGCACAACAATTGGCGGTAATGGTGGAGCATTTGGTACAGATGGATCGAATGGAGGAAATTATAGTGCAACTGTTACAGGAGGTAATTTTGGACTTGCTGGATATTATTTAAAATTATTATCGGATGCAACATATGTAATTAATGCTCAATCCGGATCATCGGTAGCAGGAAGAGTTGGATAATTTATAGAACTTTTAACACTTATTATTAAGTATTAATAAATGCTAAATTTTGAAAAAACGATAAATTTAACTAATATTTTAAGAGGTGAAACATAATGGCATCTCTTGGACTAGGATATTATGGTAGTTGGTTAACAGTAGTTGATACAATAACTACTGATCAACAAAATTTAAATTTATGGACATATATAAGTACTAGAGCAGCTAGTAGATTTAATTGGAATAGAAACGGTGGGAAAAAATTAAGAGGTATAATCACAATTAATTCAGGGGTGAATGTATATTCCAATAATCCATTAACACCAGCCATAACTATTCCAGCCGATAGTGCAAGTACATTTAGATCATATGATCAGGTTATAATAATTAACAATGGTTCAATATTAGGAGCAGCTGGAGTTGGTGCAATAGGAGGCGGTAGTACTGCTGGTTTTGATGGTGGAAAAGGAGGAACTGCTATATACACTAGAAGAAACCTTATTATAACCAATAATGGAAATATATATGGTGGAGGCGGTGGAGGCGGCGGTGGTGGTGGAGCATATAAAACAGAAGTATTAACATCATCTACAAATTGTGGAGGAGCCTCTTTTTGTGGTAAATGTTGCATACTCAATTGTCAAGGAAGAAATTATTGCTCAACTCCAAATGACTGTACAGTTGGAGCAGCTTGTGGTTCTTCTTGTCAATATTATACCAATGCTTCTGCTTGTAATGGTTCAACTGTTGGTACATGCAATACCAAATATAGAGAATGTACAACATACACTGGTGGAAAGGGAGGAAACGGACAAGGTTATGGTTCGGTTCCAACTTTGGGTATAGCTGGTGTAATATATGGAGCTTCTATATTTACCGGAAGCGGTGGAGACGGAGGAGCATGGGGACAAGATGGTGAAGATGGTATAGAAGGTTCAACTACCAGCTTTGGTAATGGTGGACAAGGGGGATGTTGGATAGATGGTTCAGATTTTACAACAATTCAAATCAATAATGATGAGAGAGGTTATCAATGTACTAGTAGCGGATCTGGTACATTGCCAGTATTATGGTCTGGATGGAGTTCACAGCCTTCTATAACAACTACCCCATCGGATGGTTCTGGTGTAACAATTACTACACAATCAAATGATCTTTATATAGAACCTAGACAGGCATTAACTACTATAATAGTAAATTTACCAAACAATATTGGTGGTGCTATAGATTTATCAAATTGTAGATTGTTACAAACAATGACATGCATCAAAAAATCTGTAGTATCATTGAATTTGACTAATTGTTCTAGTTTAAAAACACTCAATTTTTATGCTAATAATTTAAGTAGTTTGAATGTGTCTTCTTGTGTATCATTGGAAACATTAAATTTAGAATCTAATAATATAGGTGGAAATTTAAGTGGATTATCTAATATTTCTTTAACACAAAATACAACAAGAACAATAGTAATAAAAAACAACAATATGTCAGCAACAAATTTAAATGACATATTTAATCAACTTCCACAAAAACCACCAAGCATAACACCAGAATGGAGCATTTATGTAGATAATAATACAGGAACATGTTCATGTAATTGGATTATTGCAAAAAATAAAGATTGGAGAGTTTATCCAACCTTATATAGTTTAACTAAAACTATAAATGGATCAACTGTGACTTTTGGATTGGATACATCATTATTAGGAGATGGAAATATATCATATACTATAACAGGAGTTACAACAGGTGAAATAAATGGAGCAAGTTTAACCGGAAATTTTGTTTTATACAAAGGATATGGAACACAAGCATTTACTGTCACCACATCAACAGCAGGAACTAAAATCATGACAATTACTATAAACGATGCAACCTGTTCTACTTCTATATCTGTTATTATTGTTACAACAACATCAACAGGTTGTAACGGAATTGTTAACTGTACTTGTACTGACAATACTCCTACCGATGGTTGTCCACCTGGATTTAATGGCGATCCATGCTTTGGTGGATGTTTTTGTGGTCGAAGTGGTAATACGTATAGTTATTGTGGTTATCAAACAACCGTATCAAGAACATTAACATAATAAAATAGAAAATTTAACACTTATTATTAAGTATTATATAAATGCTAAATTTTGAAAAAACAATAAATTTAACAACCTCTTTGCATAACACTACGATAAGTAATTATGCACCATTATCATTAACTATAAATCCATCGTCATTAATTGTTTCTAAAAAAATATATAAAATTGAATATATATTTGATGATGAAATTAAGACACAAAATTTATTTTATAAATCAACAACAACCGAAACACTACCATTTCCAAATGAAATAGGTGATCCAAGAAATTATAAATGCAATAAGACTTTTTATATTACATCAACCGCCACATCACAAGTTTTTGGAATTAGTGCAAATGTTTATCAGTTAGGAGTAACGAATCCTACTAAAATTGAATTTAAATTAAATTTAAATGCTCCAATAATGGATGGTACAAATTCAAATGCATTTTTTGATAGAGTACAATTGCTATATACAAGAATGTTCGGTGTAAATAACGACATATTATATGTTTTTGAATCGGTAAATCCAAATTATTACATTCCGGTTGTGGTTAATTGGAATAATAAACCAGTAATAGAACCAATTGTTGACCTTTCTTCTAAATCTAGAAGAGCATATAATATACTCAAACCATTTCAAAATCAAAATGTGGAAAATCCATATAATATAGATTTTGTCGATAAACAAAAAGAAGTTGAAAATAATCCAAATTATCCTGATTGTAAATAGTTATGAATAAATTAATAGAGAATCAAACATCCGGTGAAATATGGATGAGAACTCCTAGTGGTAAAATTTTACCATCTACTGACGCATTATCAGCCTTAAATTTAAAATATAGTACTATAAATCCAGATTTTCATTTTGAATTGATTAATAATGAAATAAAAAGATTTGACTTTTTTTATGATGTTATTTTTATAGAAACTGCATCAGGATATATTTTTGATAAATTATCAAAAAATGAAAATGTATTAATACCAGAAAATAATGATAATAGATTAACACTAAAACCAAATATGGAATCTAATCCAGATTATTGGTTGGATGAGATAAATAAAAAAATATATGTCGTTGATAATGAAATAAAATATTGGACTTCTGTATCAGTTAAAATAAACGTAAAAATTAAACAATTTGATATAACAAAAAATTTATATTCTACAAAATTTTCTTATGATATAGAGTTAATTTATAGTAATACTATTACAAAAAAACCAACAATAGAACCATGTAAAATATCATATAATCTTGATACCAGATGTTTTAATGTATCTTTTATATTACGAGGAAATGCTGAAGAATTTGGTTTAATTAGCAGTACATTAAAAAAGAATCAAAATTTAGTAATAAATAATATAAATTGTTTATTACCATACACAACAGTACAAGAAATAAACTCGGAGGTATTAGTAGATAAATTATTAGAAACTGATTTTTACAGTTAAGTATTATAAATGGAACTATCTTCAAAAAAAATATCAGATATATATTGGTATCCCATTAATTTTAATTTAATGGGTAATAAAATCAATATGAAAAAAACATATTTTGTTTTTAATAATGGATTTAAATCAAATATATATGAATTTTTAAAAGATCCAAATGATATAAAAATAAATAAAAAAACCGGAATTGTTTTGACTAATTTTTTATCAGGACAAGATATGTTTGAAGACAAAAATTCTCCGGAGATTTTAACAAATCTTTCTAAGATAGAAACTCCTTTAAAAACAACAGATTCTTTTGTTTTAACACTTTCAACATATCAAAATAAAAACATATTATATAAATCATACAATAATAGCTTTTCATATTTAGATACCATGAAAATAATATTCGATGATGATACAATTTCAATCGAATCATATAACGGAAATGTTTTAACTTACGATAATTCTAATAATTTATTTTTTTCATCTAGAATATCACCGCCTTCAAATACACAAAAATTCAATTATTTTTTGGGTGAAGATAACATAGTATTATTTTCATATGATAGTAACTATACAAAAGCAGTAACTATAAATTCAAATAGAATATTGTCACTTACTAATGTATCATATAATTTAAATTCTTCTTTAGGAAACTCTAATATATTAAACTTTATATCATATAAAAGAAATAATTTGTTATCCGATAGCATTAAAAATAGTTATTTTTGTATATATGAATCTAGTCCATTATTATCCCAAAAAGATTTAATACCAACCGAAGAAAGTTTAAAAGAAAATTATAAACAAAATTTTTTATCATTTTTTCCATATAAAAATCCAAAATTTGACGATATCACCGAAACGGTAGATTATGATTTACAAATACATGGATTAAAAAATTATCAAACACCGGAATACAATTATTCTAGAGGTGTTGATTATATTGGTGATTATCCATCGATTAGAAGAGTATATAATAATATATTCTCTGGAACCAATCAAGAAAATGGATTGGAAAATATATATTTAGGGTTTACTACAAATACATATTTAAAAAAATTTGAAACTGATAGAAACACAGTTTTTTACTTTCCACCAACAACTCAAAGAATATCGGTACAAGATGCAGGATTGATCGAAGATGGGGCATATTATGGAGAATTGCCTTATGTGTCAGATAGAATATATACTAGACAGATATCATACGAGGAGCTAACGCCAAATGTTCCACAACCTCCGTCTATGCCTAGATTAGATGGAACATGGTTGTGTACATGGTTATCGGGAAATACAATGGGTCAAAAGAAGTGGATGGATAGATATTTCAATTCCGCTTATTATACAACCGATAAAGCATTAGCCGCAACTGATTTATTATACAACGAAAAGTTAAATCCAGATGTTGATTTTGAAGTTTGGGATCAACCATCGTCTTTATTTTTTGAACCCGGTGGGCAGTATATATACTTCCGTTCTGGACAAGAAAATTCTAAAACATTTTTGACATATTTGAGTTCAGATTTTTACAATCCACTAGGATCTAAAGTATTGGACATATCAAATTTTACCAGTTCACCATTAATAGACAATACACCATATAAAAACGATGGTTTCATAGTTGGAAACGAAGATTCAAATTTTAAAGGAGAATATTTAAATTTAAATGGAAAAAACCATATAGTATTTCCTGCTAAAAATGTATTATTAGAAAAAAATCATTTAACACTTTCCTTATGGTTAAGAGTTGAAGATTGGGGTAATATAAACGGAGATCAAATAATAGGAAATTATTATGATAGTGGATTTGGATTTATAAATGAATCTTCCTTAACATCGCCTCTTTTTACTGTTGTTGATTCCACATCAGGAAATATTTTCAATTTAAATTTTAAACTTTCTCATATAGATAATATATCTATTCCATATAAACCAAATAGTCAAAATAATATAATACAAAGATTGATAGATTTCGGCTATTGGGTGGTAGATTCATATAATAGAATACTAAGAAAATATAATATAGAAGGAAAAATTGAAAAAACTGTTGATGTAACAGAATTAAGCGATATAACATATATAGATCAACTAGAAATAGATTCTCAAGAAAATTTATACCTATATTGTGTAAAAGATAAAAAAGTAGTAAAACTTAATTCCGAAGGAAATTTATTATCAACTAATATACTCACAAAAGAATACAAAAGAATTGAAATAGATTTAGATGATAATCTAAAATACTCTTATGGTAATACTTCATGTATCGATAATCAAAATAGTTTATGGGAAGTTATAGGTGGAAATTTATATAAAGACCAACAGATATATGCAAATCTAGGACCAATGCAACAAATAAGCTGTGATGCTAAAAATAATTTATGGTTGGTTCATCAAAAAGATAAAATAACAAAATTTAATATAACCGAAGACAGGTTTGAATTTACAAAAAGCATAGGAAAAAATGCTTTGATAGATGAAGATTGTTTTGAATATAATGGTCAGTTTAGATTTTTAAACTTTATCAAGACACCTAAAATAAGCAAAGTATGCGTGGAAACATCTGATAAAACCGAAGACTTGGCTATATTAATTGATGATTCTGATAAAATAGCATACCTAATAAATTCCGAAGGAGCATTAGTTTCTAGATTAAGTTTATATGGATTATTAACAGTAGATTTAGCAACAGTAAAAGAAAACCATAATTTCAAAGCATTAGGTGATTTTAGCAGTTATCAATTTTTAAGAAAATTTGGATCATTAGATAAAAATTTAAGTTGGAAATTTAAAATTGCAACAGCAAATGGAAAAGAAGGAAGATTATTGAAATTGACATATGATGTTAAAGATCTTCCACCGGGCTGGCATAACTTTGTTTTTAATTTTGATTCAACAAATGGTACTGCAAAATATTACATAGATACTATTTTAGTAGCTGATGAAAAATTCGATAAAGCAAAATATCAAATACAATACGATTATAAATCATCCTTATTGGTAGGTGCATCAAACATAAAAAATACTACATTAAATGATTTAATTCAGGTTGAGGATGCATATAAACTAATTGGAGATATTGGTCAAATTTTAATGTACAATAAATCTTTAACACAGGGAGAAATCTCACAAATATATTTTGCATCCGATTTATCTATAGATAAAGGTCCATTAAAGTGGAATATTCCAATAGGAGAAAGAAACTATGTGGAAGAAATAAAACATTGGTTTCAAATGCAATTACCAACAAGTAAGAGCAAATATTATAATATTAATATCCATAATTTAAAAGCAGACGATAGTGTTAAAAAATTAATAGAAGATTCTATAAGAAGCAATATTAAGAAGATTACTCCTGCTCACACCGATTTATATAAAATAAATTGGTTCGATTCAACTAGAGAATAATTTTTTAAAAAAAAGGATAATAGTAGGTGTTAAAATGATTATATATTTTAGAATATATTTTTATATCTCTATTGTATTGATGAACTATTGAAAATTTTTTATTATTTTCATTAAAAAATTTAGAATCATTATTTATTGTTATTTTATTTTTAAATTTTTCTTTATTATGAAAATATACATGAAGATTGCAACAAAAACCATCGTTAAAATTTTTAACATCAATTTCAAATTTATCCAAATATATTAATTTTTGTAAAATTGGTTGATCGTAACCATAATTTCCATTTAATTTTAATTTTTTACTTTCTTCTATAATAGAATCACACAAATTAATAAAAGCATCTGATGTTCCACCTATAGCACCACCACATAATACCGAATTTTCTTTTATTTCGTCATATATATTTTGTGCATAAATTCCTTTAAATATATTAGTATTCCATGTTTCATTTTTAATTAAAATTTCTTCGGAACTTATAATCAAATTATTTTTTATATGAATAAATGGATCAGACTGAAATATCACATCCAGACAATCCGTGTGCAAAACTTTTTTATAATGTTTGTTATCATTTAAAAAATTTCTATATGCATGATAACGATCTATAAAAATATTATCATGTTTTATTTCATGATAATAAACCTTTGCTCCAAATGCTTCTATTTGATTTATAAGATATTTATCTGGATCTTTATCGGCTACACATATAACTAAATCATAACTATATCCAGAATAAATCATGGCACTTTTAATAAAAGACATCATGTTTTTTGGATCGGTTTGATTTTTTAAATAACTGATTAAAAGGTTTTCGTTTTTATGTTTTTTTGGACACAATATTTTAGGAAAAATCGTTTGTTTATAAATGTTAGGTGATATTGTTGTAAGATTTTTAACATATGCATTTTTATAAAAATCATATATATTAGTTTTTTGATTTTCCGGTATTACATATAATGTTTTAAGATTATTGGCATAATTTATTCCATCAAAATTTCTTGAATGATTTTGATATCCTGTATCATATTTTACACTATGAGACTCATTTAATGTTACAACTTTAAAATTTTGTTTTCTTAGTTTATCATATAGATCATTATCTTCTGCTCCCCATCCCCAAAATGAATTTGAATAGCCGCCAACTTTTAAAAACACTTCCATTTTCATTAAACAGCTACCGTAATCACCAAGATTGTGATATACTTCATTTGCATTTGGAAATTTCCATTCACCTTCTATTGGAGTTATATCAACATGATGAATATATAACCATTCATATTCTTTATCTTTTATAAAGTCTATCAATGAATTACAGGGCATACCTGCATTCCAAGAACAATCTTGTTCCAATTCACATATTAAAATATCATATGTTAAATTTTGTTTATTGAAATATTCCGGAGTTTTTTCTAAAAATTTTTCCAAGTCTCTTTCTCTGTTCCTATAAGGAACAACAATTAACATGTCCTTTTTTAGTTTTTCCATTTTAAATTTCTTTTTTTGTTAAATTTAACCAATTTAAATCTTTGCTATATGGCCAAATTATAAGAATTTTTGGTTCTTGTTCTGGACTATTATATTCAAATTCAAAATCACATTCTGTTTTTGTACCATTTAAAATATCAGAACATTCTTTTTGATCTATATCTTTTCTATATATTTCCTGATCATTTTTATCTTTAAAAATGAATGCCATAAATCTCAATTCCTTGCTGTGATCTATTTCATTCCAGTTCCATTTTGCGGTATACTTGTATTTTTTAATAATATAAGACCATTTATATTTATCATTTAAATCTACCGGAGGTTCTTTTCCTTCCTTTGTATCTAAATGTAATATGTTTCTTTTAAAGTCTATGCCAGAATAATTTTGAAAATCTTCCAGTGTTCTTACATTTCCCAATCCATATATTCCTAAATTGTAATTTTTATTTCTATTCAATAAACAATTTAATCTATCGGTTGCTTTTATAGAATATTTTCCCCATTCTGAACAATCATCCCAATGTTTTTTATTATTTTTTCTAGTATAATAATGCCATATTATTATTTTATGAGGATGGTATAAATCATATCCATGTGTATAAAACCTAACTGCCAATGCTGTTTCTTCTCCACTAAAATAAAATTCTGGATCATATGTGACATCCTTTATATATGAACCTTTTCCAAATATAAATCCAGCTGCAACATGAATTGCTTTATATGGAGTTGTTCTATTTTGCCAATTCGATGGAGTTCTTGGTCTTTGTTCCGTTTGACCATTTTTGAATGAATGTGTGTGAATAACATGCAAAGATTGACTCCATTGATTTTCTGGTTTATCTGGATAATATTCCGGTGGATATGATGTCAAAATAGCCTTATCATTTTTCAATTCTTTCCATAGATTTATAATTTCCTCGTCCCAGTTTTGTATAAATCTAGTATGAGAGTCTATTTGTAATGTATATTCTTCATTGGAATATAACAAGTTTACTTTGTTTCTAGCCCAACATACACCTTTGCTTTCTTTGTATGGTATATCTAATATTTTAAATTTTTCATTATTTATGAAATCATTTAAATTTTCATTTTCGTCGTGTTGCCATGCTATTCCAAATCTTAATTTTTCAGGATTTTTTGCTTTTGATATACAGTCCTCAATTGTTTTAATTAATTCGGGATCTCTATATGATGCAATTTGTACAAAAATTAAATTGTCCATATTAAATTTTAACTAATGAAAGCAAATAATTTGCTTTATTTAAAGCAGACAATATTTCTTCTTTTGTATTATTTAATCCCGACACAACAGAACTTATGTATGAATCAAGTTCCGGAGAATTTAATGATGAACAAATTGATCCACAAACATCATAATATGTTTTTAATATTGAACCTTCACAATCCACATACAATTGTATATCGTCAAAATTGATATCATTTGATATATGAGGAAATTGTTTTGATTGTTGTTTACATGTACCAATTATTTCTTCTTGTAGATCATCAAAAGAATCACTTAATGAACTGTACAAGTTTCCTAGTATGTTATGAGCATCGTAATTTTCCGTATACCAATGGCACATTTTAATAATAGATAAAGATTTATTTAAAAATAAGCCAAATGATCTAGTTGAATCCAAAGAATTTTCTATTCCATCTTGAGATGAAATTATAGTTATGTTTACATTATTCATTTAAACTAATTATAAAAAAAATAAAATTTTTCAATAAAATATTTGACATTTATATTTGTTTATGTAATATATAATATATGAATATTGATCCAAATTACCAACATTTATCTAAAATATTTTTAGAACTTTTAACATTAAATAATGATTTTAAAACATCATTTCAAACATTGGCTCCAGAAATTTATGCCGATATAGAATCTGCCTCAACAAACCCAAATTGTTCTTGTAGAGGTAAAGTAGAAAATTATGTAAACTCTAACAGAGAAAAGTGTGGAAAGTTTTTAAATGAATCTTCGCCAGAAATTAAAGCTTTGATCAATTTACGAGATATTGAAGAAAAATATAAATTCGTAATTTATAATGGAAAAGTAGAAAGAGTAAAGGTTACTGAATGGAACAATTTTTCTCAAAAATTAAATAATGATAGAGCAATGTATAGACAATTTTCTCTTTTGAAAGTAGATGATGAATATGTTGATGTTTTCTTTTTATGATATTTTTTGAATTTTTAACATACATAATACTAAGTTTGGGTGTTAGTTTTATGTGGAGTTTTTCTGAAATATTTTCTCCGGTTAGAAATTTAGTGGCAAAAATTCCATATATAAGAAGACCGTTAATATGTCCGGAATGCAGTAGTTTTTGGATGGGGATATTGACAAGTTTATTTTACAATCCACTTTTTAATACATTAGGATATTATTCATATCCTTTTTGTGGATTGTCGGTTCATTTGTTTGCTTGTTTCTTATACAAGATTTATTTTAAAATTATTAACAATTAGCATTGTCATATAAACAAGATCCATCATCTAAAAATGCATTTGGGTCGTAATTTGATGAACAATAATCAGTACATCCAAAAGCCCAAGGACAATTTCCGTAATCGTAATTACAAGATCCATCATCTCTACATGCCGATGGGTTGTAATTGGATGAACACTCATTTGTACAGCCTTCGCTGATATTTACACAAGATCCATTATCACACGTTGCATTTGGGTTAAAATTCGATGCACACGGATCTGTACATCCTAAAGAATCAGCTTTAGTTCCTATTGCCTGTCTATTTGCAACATGAGTCCACGTAGAACTGTTTAATGTATTTTTTGTTTGAGTAAATTCTTGTCCCAAACATATTTCTGATGGATCAGGCGACCAATTTGTTTCCCATATCAAAGGAATCTCATCGACAAGTTCGGTTAAGAGATAAGCAGTTCCAGATCCGTCAAAATATTGTCTACCGTATCCATCGATATAATAAACAGCTGGAATTCTAGTTTCTTTAATTGATGTGTTTGTTTTTTGCGTAAAAGTGGAACTCCACATATTACCAGTATATTTTGGATAAGAAAACCCTCCAAAGTTATATATACTCCTCATCATCCCCATGTTTATTGCCCAACCATTGCCATAAGATACTTCATAATGAGGAACCGGATTAGGCCACTCGGTAGGACATGATGCTGTGCTTCGAGTATCTACAGTTTGATTCCAAGTTGGATAAAAAACAGATCCTTGATTATCTCCTACTACATTATTTGTAATAGTATAAGTCAATTGACCATTTAAACAACCATTACCACTTTCAGTATATGTTCCAGCAACATTGCAGTTAGCTTTTTTGTTCCAAGTACCCGGTCCACCATACCATTGCTCCTCGTATATTCCATTTCCTGTCGTATTTATTAATGCATTTCCATATACATCAGTGACTACAGAATCTATAGTACCACTCAAATCAATTTTTGCTTCCCAAAACCATACTCTTCTAGTATTTGACCAATCCCAAAACTCTGTAATTCTTTTTTTATAATAAAACTTGGGTGGATCGTGAAGAGGCAAACCAACTTCTTCACTAAATTCTATATACCCAGGTGAAAAAGCTATTTTTTGATTAGTAGGTGTATCTGTTGGAGTGCTTGTTGGAGTACTGGTTGGAGTTGTTGTTGGAGTACTGGTTGGAGTTGTTGTTGGAGTGGTAGTCGGTGTACTGGTAGGAGTACTGGTTGGTGTATCGGTAGGTGTTGAAGTTGGTGTACTTGTTGGTGTACTTGTTGGTGTACTTGTTGGTGTACTTGTTGGTGTTGAAGTTGGTGTACTCGTTGGTGTTGAGGTTGGTGTTGAAGTAGGAGTACTGGTTGGCGTATCGGTAGGTGTTGAAGTTGGTGTACTGGTTGGTGTACTTGTAGGAGTGTCAGTTGGTGTTGAAGTAGGAGTTGAAGTTGGAGTACTTGTTGGAGTATTAGTGGGTGTTGATGTAGGAGTGCTGGTTGGAGTGCTGGTTGGAGTATCGGTTGGAGTGCTAGTTGGTGTACTTGTTGGAGTATCGGTTGGAGTGCTAGTTGGAGTGCTAGTTGGTGTTGATGTAGGAGTACTGGTTGGAGTACTTGTTGGAGTATTAGTGGGTGTTGATGTAGGAGTGCTAGTTGGTGTACTT